ATTCCAATTGAACGCGTTGATTTTGACAACGCCGAACCGGTTTATGTTCGTGGTAACCTGGTGGAACCTGAAAGCGAGCCCGAAACCATCCGTGGCAAAATCCAACCCATGAATGGCCGTGATTTGCGCGATATGCCCGAAGGTAAACGCGAAGAAGCCGCAATGGTGCTTGGAACGCGTTCAACGGTGGCGCTTGAAGATAAAGTGACCGACGTTCGCGACGGCCGAAAATACAAAGTCATCCACGTAATGCCAAGCACCATTGGCGGAAACCGAACCAGAGCCGTTTTAGGCATGGTTAAATCGTAATGAATGCAACCGTAACAGAAACCGAAGTTCACGAACGCATCGTTGATTGGTGTACGCTGGTGACCGATTTGGTGGCCATTAAAGCGCACGAAGGTGGAAAACGACCATCCGGCCAATATTTGATGGTCAATTTATTAACAGGGCCGAACGACGTTCGATTTCTTCCGGCCGACATTGAATTTGCGGAAACCGGCGAAGATAACAGCGAAGGTAATCCACAAATTGAAGCAATTCCGGTGATTGAATCGGAATGGAAATTTAGTATTCATTCGATGAATGGCAGTGACGTTTTGTCGCCGCTTCGCAAAATGCGTTCGCGGGCAAAAATGGAAGGACCTCAATTGGGGCTCGACTCGTTATTGTCCATTCACGAAGTCGGAGACGTGAAAAACGTACCCGAAATGATTAACAACGAATATGAACCCCGTGGTCACATGATGGTTCGTGTTCGTGGTTATACCCGAGATGGTTTCTTGATTGACGTGATTGACAGCGCGCCGATTACGGTTACCAAAACTTAAACTTTTGAGGAAATAAAAAATGACACTTCCATATTCACGCGTGGTGAACGTCAACGTTTCACGCAACAGTGGGTTTCCGAGTCGTCGTGGATTTGGCGTGGCCCTATTTTTGACGTCACACGAAGTCGCCGGCGAGCTGGACGCCTCCAATTTAACGAAAACATACGGTTCAATTGAGGAAGTTCTTGTGGACTTCGCAACAACAACCGAATTTTACAAAGCCGCATCCGCAGCGTTCGGACAAAATCCGCGACCATTACAGGTCAAAGCCGGTTTTTATGATGACGCCGCGGTTACAGATGCCGCAACATTAGCGGCCGCAATTGCCGCAATCGTTGATATTGATAACCAATGGTATTGGTTGGGCGTTGAACAAGAATTGCGCGACACCGCCATGCTCGACGGACTCGTTACATGGGTTCAAACCCAAAACAAGTTTTTCATGCCGGAATCGAACGATATTTTGACCGAGTCCGTTTCTGACACCACGTCTTTTGCTGCCCGACATAAAAACACAGTCGACCGCACCGGTGCTTATTATCATAGCGATGCTTCTCTATACCCCGCGTTTGCATTCATGGCAAGTTTGGGAACACGTAATTTTGACGATGCTGATTCGGCGTACACCGGCAAGTTCAAGCAATTGGCCGGCATCACTCCAATGGACATTGGAAGCGCGAAAGTTCAAGCCGTCACTGGTTTTACACCAGCGCTTGGCCAAAGCGTCGCGGCTGGCCATTGTGCCAACACGTATGTCGACATTGGTGGCACAAACTTGACGGTTGAGGGTTCGACGTTGACCCCTAACGTGTTTATTGACGAAATCCATTTTACGGATTGGTTGATTGCGCGCACCGAAGAGGAAATGCTTGCGTTGTTTATGAAAAACGACCGCATCCCATACACGAATGTTGGTATGGAACAATTGGCCAGTGTGCCGCGCAAGGTTTTATCAATTGCGCAAAACGCCGGCTTGATTGCGGATGACGACGTTGATGTTGATTCGGGCGAATTTTTGCCGGCGATTACCGTTACCGTGCCAAACGTTTTGACTACAACCGAAACGCAACGCAAATCGCGAATTGCACCGGCCATCGAGATTACATTTCGATACGCGGGCGCGGTTCATTACACAACCGTTAATTACACAATTAGTTTCTAAAGGAGGCTAGAAAATGCAACAACGTATTACAGTTTATTCGATGCTTGGTGTATCGGCCACCGCGGACGGCTTGCGAGTCGTTGGCTTGTATGACGGTGACGACGCAATCAAAGTTGAATCTCGAGGCCCTGAGGGCGATTGGATGGTGGGTGCTGATGGTTCGGCATTGTTTTCACAAACCGCCGACAATTCCGCTTCAATCACGGTAAAATTGCAACACACGAGCCCAACGCACAAACAATTCATTGAAAAGATGGCTTTGCAGCGTTCTGGCGTTCTTGTACCGTTCCCGTTCACCGTTGTGGACACGAACGGCGCGGAAGGTAGTCATTCGGGTACGTGTATGATTTTCCAAGCGCCATCGCAAGATTACGGCGAAAATGCGAGCGTTCGCGAATGGGTGCTTGCATCCGCTTCGTGGCAACCGATTTAATTAATTAACAACAACAGGTATTTGTAACATGAGTGAAAAAAAGATTGGCGACATGACTTTTCGGGTTGAACCCCTATTAGCGACAAAATCGCTTGTTTTGAAAGCGCGACTCATGCAATTGTTGGGGGGCGGCATTAGCCGCCTTCCTGCAATCGTGCGTGGTTACGGCGACAAAGCAACCCCTGAAGAAAAAGACGCCTCAGACCAAGCCGCCGTTGCTGCATTCACGGATATTTTCGTGACAAGTGACCCCGATAAAATGGCCATGTTGGTGAAAGACGTTGTGGAGGTTGCACAAGTTGCGCAAGACTCCGGACATTACACCCAAGTGGACATCGACCAAGTTTTTACCGGTAAGGAAAAAGAAATGTTGGAATGCGCCGTGTTCGTTTTAAACGAATTGTTTGGCGATTTTTTAGGAGACGCCCTGGCGAATGGAAGCCTAAAAATTCCGGCAGTGGGCAAGGCCTAACCGAACAAGATTTGGAGAAAATAGCTCCGAACCTTGATATGTTTTTGTGGCGGCCGGTAATTGCCGAGCCGCCCATTTACAAACAACGTGATTTGAAAGAATGGGTCACGTTATCCGATGTTTTGGACGCACACGAAGCGTTAGACGTTCGTGGCGCACTAAGCGAAAAGCAAACCGACGATTGAGCGAATTGAATTATGGCTATTGTTGACGAATTAGTTTCCATCCTTGGGTATGAAATCAAGGGTGAAGCTAATTTAAAAAGGTTCGAAAACCAATTGAACCATTCGGCCAAAAGGGTCGAAACGTTGACTAAACGAATCGCCGCTTATGGGGCTGCTGCTGACCGTGCGTTTGAATTATCACGCAAAATGGCCATTCCATCCGCGTTGGCCGTTTTGTACAGCAAACGAATAAAAGACGCGTCGTTACAAACCGAAGGGTGGGCGCAAGGCTTTAAGGCCGTCACTGGTTCGGTGGCCGGCGCAAATGATGAATTGGCGTTTGCCGAAGAACGTGCCGACCGATATGGCGCGAACCTGGTAAAAGTGACGCAAAATTGGTTGAAATTCCGTGCGGCAACAAACGGAACTGAATTATCCGACCAAGCCCGCGAGATTTTCGAAACGTTCACCGCGGTTTCGGTGACTTTGGGGCAAACCCCCGACCAATTGGACGGCGCATTGAAAGCGGTCGAACAAATGGTTTCGAAAGGCAAGGTTCAGGCCGAAGAATTACGCGGCCAGCTTGGTGAACGCGTTTATGGTGCGTTCCTTAAGGCCGCCGAATCAATGGGCATCACCACGGCCGAATTGGACAAAATGTTGGAGCAAGGCCAAGTCGTTGCAAGCGATTTATTGCCGAAATTGGCGAAACAACTCCAAGAAGATTACAGCATCAATTTGGGTGACCGAATCGACACTGACATTGCGACGTTTGCGCGACTTGAAAATTCGTTGTTCAAATTGCGTGTGGCCATTGGTCGTTCTGGTTTCATCGACTTTTTGGCCAGCATGGCGGAAGAATTGACAAAGTTAATCCGGATTGTTTCAGAGGCAAACCCGATGATGTTGAAATTCGCCGGAACATTTATTTTATTGACTGCGGCCGCGGCTCCTTTGCTTTGGATTTTTGGTGCAATGGCCAAGTCAATACAAACAATCCTCAAACTGGGGTTGGCATTTAGGGGATTGGCCGGCGCAATTGGCGCAATTGCGATTGCGAAAAGCGGCGGCAAATTAATCAAATTCTTATCGTTTTTTAGAAAACACAAAGAAGTGATTACCGCACTCAAGGTCCTACGATTCGCGTTTTTGGCTTTATCCGCGCCCATTTGGGGAACGGTTGCAGCGATTGCGGCGATTGGCCTTGGGTTGAATGACCTTTGGCACTTTATGCGCGGCGGTGAATCCGTTATTGGCTCGTTCGTTGATTGGTTCAAAAAAACCAATTTTTCGGAATTGGGCGAAAGCATTGGTGGCGGAATTGTTGAGGGAATCGAAAGTTTCACCGCAAACATTGACGCCACGGTTCAAAAGGTTACCGACACAATGGTGGCCACGCTTACCAATCCAGAGTTTTATAAAGCCGGTGCGGAAATTGCATGGGCATTATTGAAAGGAATCCGCGACGTTGCGAAAGCGTTGGCAAAGGCTGTTTTTGACCTGGTGGTTGGGATTTTCTTTGGCATCGTTGACAAAATAGCGGGGTTTGATGTTCGTGAGGCCGGAATTCGGTTGGCCGCAAATATATTGAACGCGATTGCCGATGGATGGGCGTCACTTAAAGAGCGGGCTGTAGGGGTTTTCAGTTCAATTAGTGATTGGCTTTTGGATGTCCCATTTTTTCAAATGGGCGTCGACGCAATGTCAAATATGTTTGATGGTATGAAATCAATTGGCGGTCGAATTAAGGCTTGGTTCGCTGATTTATTGCCTGAATGGGCGAGTGATTATTTCAAAACCGATTCCGGCTTTGCGACGCAAAACCAAAATTTATCTGGAAACCTTGAAAAGGTCGACGGCCGCAAAGGGTTGGCCACGGGTTCAATCGCCAATATTAGCAATCGAGCGAGCCAAAAAATCTCGAACGAAATCAAGATTGAACAAAATGTTTCGCAACCGACGCAAGCGCCTGGACAATTGGCCAAGGCCACCGGCGCAGCGTTATCGAAGGTTATGCCGGAACGCGCACAATTGAATATTGAGGCGACTCAACCATGAGCACCGTAATTATTGTCCCGCGGAATATTGGCCCTGTGGCCATCGCGGCGTTTTTGTACGAACAACATCGTTCGGAAGCGGCCATTACCGACAACGCCATTGAAGATGGGTCGAGCACCAACGACCACATGTACACAAAGCCAAAAGAATTGACGCTTGAAATCGTCGACGAAAAGGCCAGTGACGCATTTATTGCATTGGTTGAACACCAGTCGTTGCGTGAACCGTTCGACGTGGTTTCGGGGCTCGCGGTTTATACAAACGTTGTTATTCGTGGAATAGTGGCAGACCGTGAAAAAGGCACGTCAAAAATTTTGCGCGCAACCATTGAATTAAAAGAAGTTATTATTGTTGGAACACAATCAACCGTTTCAAGCAATTTCGATGATTTGCCGCCAACAACAGGGCCAAGCGGAGACGCAAAAACATTTGACCAAACAGCGCCAACCGTTGAACGTGGGGACGCACAAACGAAAACAGTTGATAGCGATAAAGGCTCGTCAATTTTATCGGATATTTTCCAATGATTGAATTTAAAATTACAGATGCCGCCGACCAAAAATTTTCAACCATCATAAATAGTCGGCGTGTAACTTTTAGGTTGCGTTACAACTATGTTTCCCAATATTGGTCATTCGACATGGCCTTGGATGGCGATTATATTTTGCATGGCCGAAGAATTGTTTTAAACACTGATTTGGTCGCCGAATTCGATTTTGGAATTGGCCGAATTTTTGCATACTCCACGAATAATTCGCGCCCAGGGCGACAAGAATTAATCAATGGAACAGTGAAGTTTTATCAGGCCAATGAGGATGAAATAAATGCAGCAGTGGCTTAGAAAAATACGCGTGATTTTCGAAGGTGAGGGCGGCTCGCTTGTTGTGAATCCTGGCATCGAAACCGACAAACAATTGACCGTTGAAGTGGTCATTGAAAAGTCGATTTCGGGCAAAGCGAATGACATGGTTGTGACCATTCACAATTTGAAGGAATCAAGCCGCAA